GCGTGCAGATATTAGAAGGCGACTGCTTACAAATGCTTAAACGTCTGCCAAGCGAAAGTATTAATACCTGTATAACTAGCCCGCCTTATTGGGGATTGCGTAATTACAACGATGAAGAAAAGCAACTAGGTATGGAAGATACACCAAAAGAATTTGTTGAGAACTTGGTTAAGGTATTTAGAGAGGTCAAAAGAGTCTTGCGAGATGACGGCACAGTTTGGCTTAATCTTGGTGATAGTTACAACACAACTCAAGCAGGTAATAAAATCTGGGGAGATGGAGTTGGAGCTAATAAACATTATGTAGATGGCAGCATTCCTAAAAAAAGAAACTTAATACAGGGTTTAAAGAAAAAAGATTTAATTGGCATACCTTGGCGTGTTGCTTTTGCATTACAACAAGACGGCTGGTATCTACGCCAAGATATTATTTGGAATAAGCCCAATCCGATGCCTGAAAGTGTAAAAGATAGATGCACCAAAGCGCATGAATACATATTTTTATTAAGTAAAAATGTTAAATACTATTTTGATGATGATGCTATAAAAGAGGATTCTGTATCAATAAATTCAAAAGGCGAGGTTGGTAAAGCTAACTCAACAATAAACATAGGCAAAAGTGTGGCAGACAAAAAGGGATTTGAAATCAGAGATGGATTAAAAGATATGGGTGTTTATCCGCAAAGAAACAAAAGATCAGTTTGGACAGTCACAACAAAGCCTTACAAAGATGCACATTTTGCTACTTTCCCTCTGGATTTAATCGAGCCTTGCGTTTTGGCGGGGTGTCCTAGAGACGGCTTGGTTTTAGATCCTTTTGCGGGTTCAGGAACAACAGGACAGGCTGCTTTGGCAAACAATCGCAAAGCTGTCTTGATTGAACTAAATGCTGAATATGTGAAATTAATTAAAAAGCGTTTCGGCATAGGGACTTCTTTATTTGATGAAAGTGCAGATATTTTGGAGATGAATTAGTTTTGGCAGAGAAGTATGACAAAAGAGGGCCTCATTCGCGCGATTTTGGTCTAAAATGGCCTAGTTTTGTCAGAGTGTCAGAAAATGAAAAGTGGCAAAAAGGTGATAGCAGAGCACTTTTGGCAGTTTTGGCGTTTTGTCAGACTACCCCCTTAGAAAGGGTAAATAATCCCCTAAAAAGGTAAAATAAAAGGGTAGGTAAGAAAAAGTATGACAAAACTAAGTAATAAGGTATATATATATGTATATATATAATAATAAATAACATTATATCAGTATGTTAGAGAGTATAAATAGTTTTGTCAGAGTTTTGTCAGAGAGCGTGACAAAAGTATGAAAAATCAAGGTCAAAAGAGATTAACGCAGGCTTGTCGTAGGGAGCTTAATCCAGGCTTGATAGAACTTTTAGAAAAACCTGTTATTATACAGCTTGTAGAAGATTTCGGAGGAACCTTAATAGATGCCAGCATACGACCTAAGACTCAGGGCGAGCGTGAAAGTAGAACCGACACTAGCACCCGTCGACGACATGCCGATTGAGTATATGAACAAGGAAGAAAAAAGATTAACCAAAAGACAACGATTGCTTGTCTGGAACGCAGTCAACGATCCTACTCTTACCTTTGCCGAGGCAGCCAAGAAAGCAGGCTATAAAAATCCTATCGTTGTCGGGAGATACATGCGAGTCGGGGGCCCATATGCACATGTTCGTCGGGAGTATGAACGCTTGATGGAAGAGGCGAAAAAGAAATTTGAACTAACACATGACAAGGCAGTTGAGGATCTATACAAACTTAGAGATGATGCCTGGGCCAAGGAAAACTTTACGGCGGCAATCAACGCCCAGAATCTGTTGATGAAAGTCGGGGGACTTATCATTGATCGTCGGGAGGTTTTGCATGGTAAGGTGGATCAAATGAGTCGGGAAGAAGTAGAAAAACGCTTGGCACATTTAATCGGGAGTCGGGTTTTAAGTGATCAGCAGTCGGGATCAGTTATCGAGGCCAAGATAGAAACGGATAATAAGACTCCAGATCCCAAAGGCAAGGATTAAAATATAGATCCAAGGCTTGTATTTAGTCATTTTAATAACCACCCCAGAAATGTTGACCAAAATAAATAAATAAATAACAAAATAAATATCCAACCAACCGCTAAAAATATTTTATCTTCTTTACTCATCTTCGTTCTCCTTATAATTTTTATAATACAATTTAATTTCACTCGGTCTTGAGTCTGAACACTCATCTTCAGTCATTCTACATATAGAGCAAGACAAGATGTTTGCTTTAAGGTGTATGAAGTTAGTTTCACATTCGCAATCCCAATATCTATCATCGGTCTTAACTATCATCTTCGTTCTCCTCTATTGAAACAATATCGTCTTTATTCCAAGGTATTTCACACCATTGGCCATTTCTACAAATATGTATCGTAGTATTTTCTATTTCATCTTCTTCAACACACACACCTTTTATATCTAATATATAAGTCTTACTCATCTTCGTTCTCCTTAATTTCATATCCCAAACAATCATTCTTCATTAACTCATTCAGATAATTGTAAACTTCTGCATCAGTTATTTGATAATTATTCTTACGATTATCAAACTCCAATTCTATAATTACTTTACTCATCTCCGTTCTCCTTTAAATTAATAATATCTTTTTCTAATAGCTCTACTCTTGTTTCTCCATTGCTATTGATTTTGTAAAAAGTATATTCCTCATACTCTTTACTTAAAGATAATTCTTCATCAATAGTTCCTTCTGATTTTAATTGCAAAAGATCATTCTCATCTTTGGCATTAATTAATCTAGTAGATGTAATCGTTCTCACAACTGCATAATTGTATTTTGGTTTACTCATCTTTGTTCTCCTCTAGGTCGTCAATATCTAATCCTTCTGCTAGATATTCGCAATTTGTTTCTGCTCTATAGGTAATTACTTTTCCATTTTCATCTTTGAGTTCGTTGCCGTCATCATCACATCTATAAAAAAGTAAATCCCATACTGCAATATTGTTGTATTTAGGTTTACTCACCTTCGGTCTCCTCAATTGATACTATTTCTTTGTTATCATAAGTTTCATTCAGCACCTTGTAATCTCCACTAAATAAAAGTTCCTCGGCTTGTTCTTCTGTTTCAGCTATAACTTCAACTTCTTCAAAAAGAATGCAAGTTGTTAATATTTTAAAAACTTTCATCTTCGTTCTCCTGTTTTTTGTAGGCACATACTACAAAGTTATATCCCTCCGCATCTGTATCTAAATCTAATAAATCTGTAAGTATGTCAAGGACATTTACTTTATGGCTCTCTGCAAAGTCCACGCCAAACCACACACCATTAGGAATGATAATCCAATCATTCTTTTCTAATTCTTTTTCAGTTATCATCTTTCTTCTCCTTTAAATTTATTCATCATCAAAATCTTGTTTGCTGTCCAGGATATATAAAATAATACATATCAATATGGCTAACTCGAACATAGGTCTTGGCTACTCATCTTCTTCATAAAAAAATGCTATTTGTTCACCATTAATAGTTTCTATTTCTGCAACTTCATCAATACCCACCTTTTGTTGATCAGACAAAGTTTTAAGTGCTATCCAATTAGTATGCCCATATTTATTATCACAAATATCGTCAATATCCATTCCCTCATATTCTTCGTAATAAAAAACAATACTATCAAATATAGTTCCCAGGTCTTTTTCTTTTATTTCTTTGAGTTCTTTCTTTGAAAGTGTGTCGGCAAATGCCCAATTAGTATGACCATATTCGTTTTCGCAAATATCATCTATTTGTTCTGTTATATCTCTACTCATCTTCTTCCTCCTGTTTTGCTAAAATACTTTCAATCATTTTAGGGGAATGACCTTGCTCTGCTAGGCTCTCCCATGTGTGTTCACTCTCCCATTTTTTAATTTGTTCTAGTAAAGATGTAGCACATTCACTTCTGCCCTCGTGAATATCCTCAGTGCCATCAGATAATTCTTCATCGCCATTTAATACAGGCTCGTTATATTCTATTTCTTCCTTTAACCAAGTTTTTACTTTTTCTAATACATCATTCATCTTCGTTCTCCTTTTTTCTTTTATTAATTAAGTTCGTATATTTTGTCCATAGTCGTCTGTCTGTCGGGTGAACATCACCACTCACTCGCCACCAATACTCATTTTGTTTCCAGCCTTTATAGTATCTGCTCTCAACTTCAAACAACTTCTCTTTTATTTGTTCTACTGTTAATCGCTTATTCATCTCCGTTCTTCCTGGGTTCACCATTTTCATCAAGTTTATTTTCATAAAAATATACAACTGCTACAGTTCCTTTTGTCGGACTGTCATGAATTGATAAATCTACATCATAAAATTCTGCATCTATTCTTTTACAAAGTTCGTGCATAGTTAATTTACTCATCTTCGTTCCACTCTAATTCTTCTTCAATATCTAAATCTCTTAGTTTGGAATTGTCACTAATCCTTACCCATATTTGATGGGTTGCTAAAAGTTCAAATATATCTTTCAAAGTATCTACTACTAAAACATCACTATTATTTTTATCAACTCTTATCATCTTTTTTCTCCTTTAAATCTGGACTATCAACAACTTCCTTAATTTCCTCACCAAATGCTTTATCTCTTTCTTCAATAGTCTTGAACCAAAAACATTCAACATCAAAAAGATCGTTTTCCTTATCAAAATAATAATAAATACCATAAGGCATACCCTCGTTATCTTTCCATACGGATTTAGGATAGCCATTCTTTCTGTAATATATATCTAATTCTTCACTCCACCAATCTACTTTGACCACATTATCCATTAGCTTTTCTCCTTAATAGAAATAACTTTCACTTCTGTATAATGTGGCTCATTATCGCAACCATCATTCTCAGCTAATTCTTCTGCTTCATATTGATCTTTAGCTTCAATCGTCAATACATGACTTTCAACTACATCAACTATAACTTCATACTTTTTCATATTTATTCTCCTTTAAAAAATCTTGGTTTATGTAATTTGAACAAATTGTTTAATTTGTCGGGTGGTAAATGTTTTAAATGGTCGGGTGGGGTGTTTGGGTATTGTTCCAGAATTTTAAGATCTTGAATTACTTTTCTAAACTCCTCTTTGTTGCCGACAAATCTACGGCAGCCGAAATTAGTTATTATTGGCATTTTTCTTCTCCTGTTGTTTTTTCTTTTTATTAAATAAATCTAGCTTAGTTTGATACCTACGCTTAGCTTTTCTTGTTAGTTTTTTGGGTTTACTCATTTACACTCCTCAACATCAATCTCTGATCGGCTATCGCTATACTCCCAATCTAATTCTTTTTGATGTCCCTGTTGCTCTGCATTTTCCCAATCGGTAGCCATTACATAACAGTATTCGTATGTATGGCTCGTTCTTCTTAGGCAAAACTCTTTAAGTTCGGGTTTTTTGTCTGTTGGTTTACTCATTTATTTCTCCTCAATTAATTTTTCTAAATATCTGCTAATCTCTTT